TTATTCATCGCTGTAGCTTGGCCCTGCATAATTATCAAACCGTGACCATTGACCATTAAACGTTAGCCTCACTGTACCGATAGGGCCATTACGCTGTTTACCAATGATAATTTCTGCCACACCTTTCTGTTCACTATTATCGTGATATACCTCATCACGATAAATAAACATGATTAAGTCAGCATCCTGTTCGATAGAGCCTGATTCACGCAGGTCTGAGTTAACGGGCTTTTTATCAGCTCGCTGCTCCAGACTACGGTTAAGCTGGGATAATGCAACAACGGGTACTTGGAGTTCTTTCGCCAATGCCTTGAGTGATCGGGATATTTCAGCAATTTCCAAGGTACGGTTATCAGATAGGGAAGGCACCCGCATTAATTGCAGGTAGTCGATCATGATCAGGCTAAGCCCACCATTTTCACGGAAAACTCTTCTTGCTCGGGAGCGCACTTCAGTAGGGGTTAAACCGGATGAATCATCAATATACATATTGCGTTTTTCCAGCAAAATCCCCATGGTGCTGGAAATACGCGCCCAGTCCTCGTCATCAAGCTGACCAGTACGAATACGTGTTTGATCTACACGGGAAAGAGACGCCAACATACGCATCATGATCTGATTGCCGGGCATCTCCAGACTAAAAATCAAAACGGGTTTATCCTGCATCATCGCTGCGTTTTCACATAAGTTCATCGCAAAAGTGGTTTTACCCATTGAAGGACGTGCTGCGACAATGATTAAGTCAGATTTTTGTAAGCCAGCGGTTTTTTTATCCAAATCTTGATAACCGGTAGAAACTCCTGTCACACCGTCATGCGGACGTTGATACAGTTGTTCAATTCGTTCAACCGTTTCTTCCAGGATCTGCTCAATGCCTTTCGGGCCTTCGTTTTTATTCGCCCTATTTTCTGCGATTTGGAATACCCTTGATTCCGCCAGATCTAATAATTCTTCACTGGTGCGGCCTTGTGGATCATACCCCGCATCTGCAATTTCATTAGCAACGGCGATCATATCGCGAACAACAGCACGTTCACGGACAATATCCGCATAAGCATTAATGTTCGCCGCACTTGGGGTATTTTTGGACAATTCGGCCAGATAAGCAAAGCCGCCGACATTATCCAGCTCCCCATTTTGCTCCAAGGATTCTGATAATGTAATCAGGTCGATAGGTTTGCCCATTTCAAGCAAACGCTGCATTTCAGCAAAAATACGCCGATGTGGACGACTGAAAAAATCATTGCTGGTGACACGTTCGGATACGTTATCCCAACGTTCATTATCCAGCATCAAACCGCCCAACACGGATTGCTCTGCTTCCAAAGAGTGTGGTGGAAGTTTCAGCCCTTCCACTTGGCGATCTTTTGGTTCAGCCATACTGTTGTTAGTTGGTTTTTTTCCAGCCATGTACCACATCAATCCACTAAACAAAAACGAAATAGCGTACCAGTATACGCCATGAAAACAACCTTGAGTAATTATATATAGTCTATACTCGCAATTAAAACACAACTGATTGATATTGAATAAATAATACTCATTTTTTAACTGATTTATTCTTGTTTATTTATATAATTGTTTATACATAGAACACTGAACAAATCTATAAACAAAGCATAAGATAAAAACAAGGCAAAAGAAAAGAAAGAATAAGAGTGAATGTGTGAACAATAAAACGAGGCCAATACGCTAAACGTTCCAAGCTATGAGGGTTGCGTATATTCAGTTGAAAACTATTAAAGTAACAACTACGAATGTTACTGCTAGTGAGAAGATACCCCGTTACGGCTATCTTCCCGATGATTTTTAAATGGAACTGATTATTTTTATGATTTATCCCGAACCTTGCGCTCAATCAATTGACCATACGAATCAAAATAGCGACTAGGCCAAATTTCAGAAGGATGTATTTCGAGATAATTAGCAATAATCCATTCGCCTTTCGGCCACGGTCTGCTGAGAGTATTTGCCAGTGTAGATGAGCTGAGACCAGATGCACGAGAAACAGCCGCTAAGGTTGTACCGCGCTTACGTAATGCAGCGATGATATCAGCTTGATGCCAGTCGTTTTTGGTATTGAACATTCCTGCTACCCCTTCCATTAATTGAAAAAATTGATGGTGGCGATTCAGACAGGGTTATCACAACCGGGAACGATCGTCCGGCGAGGCATAAGCCTCCCCTGCCTGAACCGCCATTGAAAGGGCGATAGCAGACACACTGGTAGAAATTTCCTACCAGTGGATCGTTCTTACAAGGGTGATAATCCTTGACCACTAGATTTTGCTAATGGCGGGGCTACTTTAACTGATTGGTTTATCTGGTTCAATAAGCGAATCAGTATAAACACTTAACTTTTTGCGTTATATGCTATTAAACAGCTCAGTGCCAGAAGCAGACATTACAGACATCCGTGTGTTAATTAACAGGGAGCAGGTCAGGTCATAGACTCATTAGAGTACCTTAAGGGTAAAACTGCCAATAGGAATCATAAGCCAGATAAAAAAATTTGATAGCCACTACTCATCATTGTATAGTGAGCATACTCTTTAGCGTATTGGCTTCAATTTAGCCTTGTCGGGCGATTCGCCAGACACAAACTTATTGTTTAGATTTAGGGTTGCGCCAGATGCAAATCGGCCGATCCTGCTCACACGATCGGCCGATTTGCATCTGCCGCATCCTTTAGTAAAGAGTTAAAAAGAGACTTTGTGTCTCTTTTTTATTTGGAAATTTAGATGTACGAAGAAACTATAAAAGATACATTTAAAAATCTTGATGTTGAAAATTTTTCTGTTAACAACAGTACCCTAAATTTAATATTTGTTTGCGGAGGGCTCGTAGATGTAAAAGAAGCTATTCCTTCTAGTATGCGCGGGCAGCTTTACGCTTATACCTCCTCTGAACATGAAGAGTTTCATAATTGCCTCCGGATGGCTGAGTCTTTCAAAGACTATATAGAGTCTGGTCAATATGATGATTTACTCCATTTTGAGCATGACATCGCTAAGATATCATCGCAAGTACTGTTATTTCTTGAAAGTCCTGGTTCATTAGTTGAATTAGGAATATTTTCTTCTTTCGAAAACCTTTATGATAAAATTTGTGTTATTGCACCTGAAAATCATGTAGAGAGCGAGGACTCTTTTATTTTTCTAGGACCTCTCAAAAGAATATCCTCTTACGTCAGCAACTCAGTACTCACTTATCCATATGATTCGGAAAATGGAAAGTTTGATAAGGATGTGTGGAAAGAAATCTGCGAAGATATATTTGATAGGCTAAAATCTAAAGTCAAAGTTGAAAAGTTCAGAAAAGATGATGATGGTCATTTATGCATGCTGATACTTGAAATAATAAACATCTGTTTTCCTGTTCAACTTTCTGAGATAGAATCAGTTCTTTCATTATTTCTAATAAATATATCGCAAAAACGCCTTTCTCAACTGATATATTTATTATTAACTCTAGAACTAATACAAAAGAAAAAAAGAAGCACAAACACTTATTTTTTTCCACTCAAAAAACTCGAAAGTGATACTTATATAAAGTTTGGATCTTATATAGATAAAAAACCATTCGATAAGTCAAAAAATAAAATTAAATTAAGACAAGAGCTTTTTATTAATTTAAAAGATAAAGAGCAACGACGCATTCGTGTTTTAGCTAAGTATAGTGAAGAAAATGTCTAATAATCCAAAATCATTCCGCAAGCTTTTACAAAGCACTCTATTTTTGAGTGATGAACTCATCAATACATTTATCGCCACTGCTCCTTATCGATATAAGATTTATGATATAGCAAAAAGGAACTCCAATGAAATGCGCAGGATTGCTCATCCTTCAAAGGAATTGAAATTTATTCAACGTATTATAGTTAAAGAACTGTCTAGTCTGTTACCTGTACATGAATGTGCTTATGCTTACAGGACTGGACGGGGAATAAAAGAAAATGCACTTATTCACTCAAAGAACAGTTATTTATTAAAGTTTGATTTATCAAATTTTTTCAATTCTTTGACGCCTGATATATTCTTTGCTGAGTGCAAAAGAAATAACATTTCTTTCGATAAAGACAATGCTTCTATCATATCTAACTGTTTTTTCTACCGTGAGCACAGGAAAGCGAGCTTAAAATTGAGCGTTGGCGCGCCCAGTTCTCCTTTTATTTCTAATGCAATTATGTACTCTTTTGATAAGAGTATTGAAAAAGCATGTAATAACAAGGGAATAAATTTCACTCGCTATGCTGATGATATGACATTCTCCACAAATACGAAGCATGTGCTTGTCGGCTTTGATAGTATCGTAAAGGATGTTTTATTTGATCTTTTCAGAGATGCTATTTCTTTAAACCATGATAAAACCATTTTTTCCTCTAAAGCTCATAATCGTCATATTACTGGTGTAACCATTTCTAATGATGATAACATCTCACTTGGGCGAGATAGAAAAAGATATATTTCATCAGCTATTCATCACTTCTCTTTAGATAGGCTGAATGAAAGTGAAATTAATAAATTAAAGGGTTTATTAGCTTTTTCAGAATATATTGAACCTGCATTTGTGGCTAGAATGGTAAAAAAATATGGTGCGGAAGTGATCAAAAAACTAAAAAAATAGGTGAATGATATCATCTACTCCGAAGGCGTTTGCACCACTCAGTTACCCATCACTATATGTTCTAAGCCATCATCTGATGATGGCCGGATCTGCTCCCCTCCCCATTGATTAACATACTACAATGTTAGGTCTGCTCTTCGCCCATAGCTGATTGTTAGATAAGAGTAGCGACTAATACAAATAAAAGTGTGATATCTAACCTTCTGAGCATTTGATTTCATTAATTCCTAACCAGCATAGGTATTAAAAAAATCAATTAGTTATCTAAATTCCATCAAAGCCATCCAGTCGCTGTTGTTGCTCATCACTAAGACTAAACGCAAACTCTTCATGCTCAATCTGCCATGTGCCAAAACTCATCAAAAACGCAATTGCAGGATCGATTTTATTCGCAGATTTCTTTTTATTCGGCTTGATATTTGCGTTAGAATCGGTTTCCATCACGACATTGGCTATCGCCCAATCAAGCACCGGATCGCCGTTATTACGAATGATTTTGCGGTTAACAAACACCTCAGCGGATTTGGCTACCGGACTAAAGCGCATATAGGTTTGCGGGAAGGGTTCAACGTCCAAGCCTGCGCCCTGTAATTGCGTTCGTAGATGTGTTGCGTTCCATGTATCAAAGCCCACCAGCTTGATATCAAAGTGCTGGCTGTCTTTGAGAATATCATCACGGATACGGTCATAATCAATACAATCGCCCTGTGTGGTGCGTATCCAGCCCATTTGTACCCATTGTCGATACACTGCCCGATTCTTATTGGCAGGATTCTGTAACTGGGCTTCGGGTAAGTAATGACGGGTCAGTAATAACAGTTCGTTATCCACGGGGAAGGTGTAACAGATGCTGGTGATATCGCCCGTTGAGGATAAATCCAGCCCGGCGTAACACTTCAGTCCTTTCAGGTCACTTTCATCATAGTCAAGTTGACAGGCTTTCCATGCCCCTTCGCCCATCCACGGCGTTTCACCCTGACACCAGATATTAAAGCGTTTGGTTAACATTTCCGTCCATTGTGACGGTATACCCCGCGCTTTCTGAATGGTGTCATGCAAAGCGGCACTGTCCACGGAGATATTCAGATTGGGATTAGCCTTTATCCAAAGGGCTTCATTATCAATTTCGTGCTCATCGTCCAGCTCGTAAATAAGGGCAAATAACAATTCGTTTTGTTCCTCGCCCTCCAATATCTGGCAACAATAATCATAGTGCTGTTTACAGGCTGAGATCACGTTACTGCCTGCCGTGGTAATGGCAAACAGAATACCTTCGGGACGTGCTCCCATTCCCAGTTCAAGGGCAGAGTAGACGGCGTTATCAGGGTGCAAATGATACTCATCGACAATTGCCAAACTGGGGTTAGTGCCTTCAATGGTGGCGGCTTTGGCTGCCAGTGGTTTTAACAGGCTGTTGCTCTTTGGATAGGTTATTTTGTGTTGCTGGATAGCTACCCGTTTTTTGATCGGTTTTGATAACAGACACATCTGACGGGCATCATCAAACACAATACGCGCCTGATCACGGCTAACAGCAGCGGTGTAAATATCCTGCTGTCCGTTCTCCATCACCAGAAACCAGTTCGCCAATATTGCAGCCACGGTGGATTTGGCATTTTTGCGCGGCACCTGAATGTAAGCACTGCGGTATTTCCGCCGTCCGGTCGCTTTGACTTTGAAGCCGAACAGATTGGCAAAGGCGAATTGTTGCCACGGCTCTAATATAATCGGTTTGCCCCGCAAATGGCCTTTAACATGTGGACAATAACGGGAAAAGGCAATAAACCGTGCCACTACCTCCGCATCAAATAAATAACGCGGGTTATTCAGGTCGTTAAGGTAGCGTTTTACCGCCTGTTTTACCCGTTTACAGGCCGGAATTGTGCCATTTTCAATATCAAAAGCGTACTGATCCCATGCGTTCATAGTCGGTCTAACTCGTCCTCTTCTTCCGTTTCTACCGGATTTTTGCGCCGTGACACGGGGTCAAAACCCAGCAATGCCGACATTTTTATCATGATTTTTTCAGCGTCCGCTTTAGCACTCAATGATGGATTACGGCTTTCACTGCCCTGACTGTTCACAATGCTAAAGCCTCTAATATCAAGGTCTGCCACTGCCTTTCGGTAAATGGCATAGTTGACGCAATACAGCTCTAAGTTGTTCCAGTCGGCGGCGTTCAAATCTTCCCGTTCGCTTAAGATTTTACCTTTGGCTTTCCATTGACTGGCGGCAATATCGTTTAAATAAGTGGGCGGTTTGGGTGCTCTTGCCATAATGTTCTCTGTTCCTTGTGATTTTATTTTCAAAAAAATTGCCGTGCGTAAAAATTGAAGGAGGGGGCGGTTCCGCTCAGAGGAACGTTTGTCATTTTTGATACCCCCACCCCGTTATTTCATTTGGTTATTATTCTTGTAATAAATAATCGTGCTGCTTCTGCCTCCTGCTCCCGATAGTTTCCCTGTTTGCGCTTCGCTTTGGTTATCGGGTCTGTCTGTACCGTCTTACGGTTATGGCAGGTTTGACATAACGCTTGATGGTTGGAGGCAAGCCAAAACAACACATCCACTTCACCTTGTATCGGGATGATGTGATCCACAATAGTTGCAGGCATGTAGCAATTCTGCTTGAGGCAATGCACACATAAGGGATGAGTTTTGAGATACATCAATCTGTATCTGCTCCATCGGTTACTGTAGCCACGTTCGGTACGTGTACCGCGCTGCCTGTTCTGTTCCCGCCGATGTTCCTCACAGCGACCGGACTTTACCCGTTGCTTACAACTTGGATAACTACAACGCTTTAACGGTTGCCACGGCATCAGTAGATCCCCACATCACGATAGACAGACCACAACGATTTGATGGTGAAAGGCACTTCTTTTAGCTCAACATCGGTTGCCATTTCCCGATTTTCATACAACAAACCAATGTAAAGCAGGCAACCGACTTTAATCGACGGGGTAAAAGCCAGATCATCACCAAACCGCTTACCGATATGTTGCTGGCAGACTTCCAGCGCGGCGGCGGCATAGCCCATGAGCAAGGTATCATCAAGGGTGTCGCTCTCATCCAATCGGCAATGTTGTTTGATTTCGTTCAAAGGAATTTCAATCTGGCTCATCGGAATATACCTCCCTTGCAAAGCAGTTCTAAGCGGGTGTGTTTGGCATCGGGGATAACGGCAACGATAGCAAAGGCTTGACTGTGGGTGCGCGTCTCCTGATAGACAATACGGTGAGCGGTGGTGATATCGTTTCGGTAACGTAGCCAGATACGCACCGTGACTTCGGAAAGCACCCGCTGAGAGGCCACCAGTTCCCGCCCACTGATGTACTTCACCTCCGCCCAGATTTCGGCAACATCCACCCATGTTTTAATCACCGAACCGCCCGGCGAACGGGTTTGTTCATTTTTCTGGATGGTGATCCGGTGTCTTAATGCACCTGCCCTCATTCTTTGCCCTCCGGTTGTTGCTTCACTTCCACCGTTTGTTTCCATGCCTGACTGAATTCATCGCCACCGGCACGGGGTGATAATCCCTCCCGTTCACGGGCTTCATTCGGACACATCACACCGGATTTAATCGCCGTCTCATAACTCTGGAAGCGTTCTTTCGGATTGGCGCGAAGCAGGTCGGCGGTATCAAATTCCACCTGATAGCGAATGCCTTTTATTGGTGAGTTCAGCAATAAAGCGGATTTGATTTGCTGCTCAAAGTTAGCCAGCCACGGGCGCATGGTGATTGTCAGCAAAGCACGGGACGCTTCACTAAAATTGCTGTAGGAACTGTTTGAATACTCTTGCAGAAAGATCGGGCTGATATTGAACATCCGGGCGATATCGTCAATGGTAAAACGGCGTGAGGCCAGCCACTCCGCATCTTGGTTACTCATCCCTAATTGCTGGTATTCCATGCCACCTTCAAGAATGGGAGTTTTGCCTGCATTGCGAGCGCCTTTATAACGTTCGAGGGCTTCCAGCGCCTTATTACCCTTGATGCCATCCAGCCAGTCAGCGGCTTTAATCACGCCCGCTGCCATCATGCCCTCTTTCATGATGCTTGCCCCGTGGCGCTGTTGTGCCAGTCCTAATCCTAGTGTTTCCCGACAAATGGTCACAGGTGAGCGACCAAGAAAACCGTCTTCGGTGGCATAACGCAAATGCAACACTTCTTCTTGCAAATAAGTTTTGACTTTGCCGCTATAGGGTTCGGTGATGGTATAAGCAAATCGATGATCGGATAATCGCTGTGGGACAACCGCTGACGGCGGGTAAGGGTGCAAGGATTGTGGCTGTCCATCTTTTCCCCAGATGATGACTGCATAAGCATTGCCATTTAACAGGCAATGGCGCATCAGCGTTCGCTTAAACTGGAATGGGGTCTGGCAGTCATTCGGGCATTCATTAAGCAAATAATCTACGGGATGATCACTCAACCATTCGCGGGATTCTTTGCCGTGCTGGTGCTGAACCCGATAGAGATAACAGGGCATGGTGGCGACCGCTTCACTAATCACTGTGACGGCATTCATCACCGCTGGCAGACCTTCGGCGGTCGAGGGTGAAACATGCTCGCCGGATTTGGTATTAGCCATGCCTGCCAGAGAAAAAAATTCCTCAATGGTCATACTGCGAGTTTCGGAGTCTTTGCGCTTAAAAGGCCACATGCTCACACCTCAGACAATTGCAGCCAGTAATGACGCAAACCCACATGACAGGGCTTAACGGCATTCAGGGAGCGTTTGGCAATCTCAACACCACTGTCAGGATAGGCGGGTAAACTGGTGACAGTGATTTCCCGCAGTTCGGCTTCTAAGACGATTCTGACATACGGTGTTTGACTGGTATCCCACTGATCTTTAATGGCACGAAAACCAAAGGACATACCGGAAATATCACCCCGTTCAACCAACGCCAGTACATCGCGCCCCAATTGCGTATCAGGCGGGGTTAATTCGAAGCGTAATCCAGTGGCATCTTCGGCAAGCTGCAATGTGCCGGAAGCAGTACGGCCTAACAGGTTCATGTGATCATGTTCATATAGTGCCCTGATATCTGCCGCTGCTGTTAAGCTGGCACGAAAGGCACTCGGGGCGAACTGTTCGACAAATTCATCCCACAGGATTTGTGATCGGCTGTTCCACTTAATCACATAACCTGTCAGTTTTTTATCACTGGCAGAAAGTGAGGCGGTGCGGATTTCAAACTCATTCGTCATGTTATGGACTCCAGACAGGGGCGTTCACCCCTTTGCTGATTAACTGGCGGCTTTCACTTCCAGTACCTTGATTGCGTTGGAATCCACCAGCCCACCGCCCAGATATTTATCGGTATGTACCTTATAAAATCCCGGTTCGGTGATAATATCGGGACGGGTACGAGTGCCCGTTTGATGGTCAACGATGAAGTAACCGCGTTTGAAGTCACCCAGAGCAATGATGTTATCCGGCATAAATTCGAGGTAATGAACAGGCAAGCCCAGCAATATATCGGGATCACCAGCTTGCAAACGTTCGCGCCAGATATAATCGCCATTACCGTTTTTCAGCTTCTGTACATTGGCGGCAGTTGTCGAATTCATCACCCAAACGGCGTTCTTACGGTATTTATTTTTGAGTAAGAATTTCAGGTCAATCAGGCTATCAGCTTCAAGGCTGGCAACTTCCAGCTTTTGCAGCGTACCGAACGCACGTATCTTGTCGGCTTGGATGTCACGAGGGTAAGACAGAAAGCCTTTCGCTTTCTTGCTGCCGTCACCACTCACCAGATCTGTTTCTTCGGTGTCTACAAAGGTGTCTGCAATTTCAGACGTCAGCCAGCCTAAGATATCTACATCGCTGAAATCGATAATTTCCTGTGTGGTTTTGGGGTAGGCATAGATAGGAAACAGTTTGATGCTGACTTCTTCCATCTTTGGTGTAGCCGTCTCACCTCGTGCCTTGCCTTCTTCCGTGTGGGCTACGGCTGCGCCACCGACCGACACAAGCTGTTTATACTCGTTGCTGCGTGTGGTCTTAATCATACAGATCCTGCGCATGACCGATTCATCAGCCAGTTGCTGCATGATCTGTCTGTTCAGTTCCGGGATAACGGTATAGCCACCCTCTGAGGGAACGCCCGTAGACAAGGTGCGGGTTTCTCCGGTCAGAATATAGTGGCGCAACTCGTCATTGCTGAGGTTTTCGCGGGTCGATTGGGGTTTACTTGCCTGATTGCGTTCTTCATCAGACAGCGCCTCATAACGGGCGATTTCTGCATTCAGGGCATCGGACTGACTACGCAGTTCGTCGAACTGTTTCGCTTCATCTGCGGTCAGTGAGCGCTTTTCGTCTTCGGCTTTGGTGAGCAGCGAACGCATTTGTTCGGTAAAGGTTGCTTTTTGCTGGCGTAATTCGAGCAGTTTTTTCATTGTGTCTTATGGTTATTTATTTTCCTCAAAGACACTATTTAATACTATCTAAAATAATTAAAAAGCCTCTAAATTTTAGAGGCTAAACAGGACAAAACATAAGGACAGAATATTTACAAAAAATTTCATTTACACAGCGATAAATTTTTGACGTAAGTAGTTGGCGACATCCACGATATTTTATCACATGTTAAATAACCATCATTTTTTAACTTATAGCTCACATAAAAAGATATAGGTAAACTAACGATGAATGATGTAATCATCAGCATACTTAAGTACTTAACAATAACCTTGTTAAATTTAGGCAGCCTATCAAATAGAAAGAAAAAAATAGAACCTGATAAAGAATAAAACAATAGAGGAAAAGACATAAAACATATGATAACGGCGCTAGAAAATGTTATCTCATCTCTCATTAGTATTAATGAAATAGCAGAGTCAACAACTAAGCTCATCATAAATGTCAGTCCTAACAACAATATTATCACACCTAATGCTTTAACATATTTACTATTCACCTCATCCTTCCTAATCCATTAAAAAAATGTCGTAAATCCGCTTCTGGCGCTCTTGGTTTTCTGTCCCTTTGTTCTTTTAAAAATGCTATCAATTTTTCACTTATTCCATATTGTTTATCAAGAACGTCCAAACCATAAGCAACCAAAAAACCAGTTACCAAAACTATTCCAGCAGCAGCAATAATACTCCCACCTACAATGGCTGTTGCAGTTAAAACTGTACCGACAATCCAAGACACAGCCGCAGTAATTGCTGTTTTAGCCATATCAATTGTTATGTTTCCGAGAAAATCAGCTAAAGTATACTCATCCTTAAAAATACTTTCTACGACCCGATATCCAATAGAAAAGATGATGCAGAATCTGACCCCTCTTACAATGCTGTTATTAAGACCCTGCTGCCCTATCCCCATCCCTATCATTTGAGGATGATTGGCACCGTATCGTGTTCCCCTGACAAGTCTCCTAAGACCTGCATGCCCCGACACATGAATATACGTGCGGCCATTTTCTGCCACATGTGTTCTAGCAGTGATATTTAACCTCTGAAACTCCCGGCAAACATCATAAAATCCTCGCGAATCATAGATATTTCCGGCATAAGGAGAAATAGGATCTGTGACAGAAAATAGATGTGACATAGGGCCTTTTGTCTGGTCGTCCTCTTCAATACCCCTTGCCAGTGATTCACCGTGACTTGGATTTTGTGGACGACTAGGATTGATATCTTCAATAATGCTCTGGGCTTGAGCTAATGTAAGAACGTAGTGATATTGAGTATTCTTATTTAATTCCTTTTCCAATCCTATACTATCAAAAAATTCATGCTGAGGTATTAACTGGTTAATTCCCACTTTTCCATTTAAGTAATCCCCCAAATAACCGTGCCAAGTGGGATTATAATCTTTACGCCTAGTCATTTAAGCTCTCCATACTATTTCATATTGAATAATTCCAAATGTCACCATAATACTAATAAAAAATAACTGACTTATATCCAGTGACTCCCTTAGAAATCTTTTTGAAGCCATCCACTGTACACACTATGCATGATTTTTAAGAGGCCTGTCATATCTGGGTTTGTGACCATTAATATGGTATTCATTAACTATTCATCTGTTAACTAAAACCTTTTTAGATTATGTATGACATGTATACTTAGCGTACAGAAGAAGAATAACTATACATCCTATTTTTATATTTAAAATCAGAAAAATAAGCTAGTTAATGTATAGAGTGTATAGTTATAGCAGAATCAACATAACCTGACATATTCAATATGCTCCGTAAATAACTCATCAACTGAACATCTTTCTTGCCTCCTTATCGCTTTTGCTCCGCCCCATTTGTGTTCTATAGGGTTCAAATCCGGACTATAAGCGGGAAGCCATTCCAGTTGACATTTGCTGTCTGCTATCGCTTGTGTCGTGTCATTCCGTTTATGGAAAGGCGCATTATCCATCACTATCACTGCTCCGTGTGGAAGCTTTGGCAGCAAATCTTGCGTCATCCACGCATAAAAAACATCGGCATTAATATTCTCGGTAAATAAGCTTAAGGTGACGAAGGTATTTTCGAGAATGGCGCCAATGACGTTGATACGGCCTTTTGCGTGCCAGTCATGCGTACCAAAACAGCGTAACCCTTTTTCCGAATATCCATGTTTACGTGGCATCGATTGAGCAAAACCACTTTCATCCAAATAAACAATGGGTCTGCCAGTCTGTTCATAATCGCTGATGCGCTCGATAAATGCCTGACGAGCTTGAGGATCAGCGCGAGGGTGTTGGCGCGTTTTTTTTCTGGGTGATCCGAAGCCGTTTCAAGGCGTAATGAATAGCTGATTGTGAGACACCTAAACGTTTTGCTCTTTCCCATTGATAGTCATCAGGAAAATTTTGGACATCCGCAATGAGTACCTCATCAGGGATTTTCGTGGCGGGTTTATCGCGGGTCATGCAAGGTTCTATTTTATTGCACCACCGGAACAAGGTACGCATGGAGATTTCAAAATGGGCACTCGTTTGTTCGAAAGTCAACGAATGTTTGTCTTTGTATGCCAGTACTCGCTTTCGAAAATCTAAGCTATAGCCCATCTCATTTTATGCCTTGTCATCTTAGATTTAGATATTATGTCATATTAATATGATTTAGCTATAAACCTAAAAACTATAATGGTATAATGTTGGGATCTTTATGCTCAGGTAACGATGGAAGCCATTCTTCTGCTTCTTCCGACAACTCAACATTATAAGAATACCCTCTCGTTGTTCTCGTCTTTCGATAATCTTTCCGGTACTCCTGCATAATCTTAGGAATAGATTCGCCAAATTTAGTCAATGTCAGCGGGCGTTCAAAGCCGTGCGCTTCCATAAAAGAAAGATAAGCATGATACAGATACAACCTCGGCACTCGTGGGCTAATGTTCTTAGTGCCCATCTTCATCCCAGTTGCATCATTGACGGTTACCAGATAACCACAAAAGCGATACAACGGATCGGAATTGCTTTTCACCGTTAATGCTTCGTTAGAATCGCGTTGTGCCTGTAGTAGCTTTTTAGCTTTATTCTGGTCGGCAAATTCGTTCAATAAATGGCGGATAATAACGGGCAGTTCCCGACTGATTTTCTCCGGCAAGTGTGGATCTTTTTCTGACTCTTTGACCGGAATGTTAAACGGGAATATCACCCGCCGCCGTGCAATACCGCCATTACGTTCGGTAAAGCTCATCGGTTCGTTATTGGTGGCTAATACAACAGCCTTAATGACCGTAGAAAATTGCTTCTCATATTTCCCGTCAACTTCGATTAAGTCACCGCCAGTAATTGCCTTAATGCCAGCGCCTTCACCAACATATTTAACCTGATCGGGTAACGTAATCAGGCTTTTCCCGACAAACTGATAACGTCCTCTGGCTTCGTCCAGCGCTTTCATATTGCCACTGGCGGTATTGTGTTCACCTGCCAATAAAGTCGCAATATAAGTAAACACACTTTTACCGCTACCGCCTTCACCTGTCACTTCAATAAATAACTGCCAGTCGTAACGGTTTGCCAAGATCATGAACAAAGCGGCTTTAATACGGTTCATTTTGTTTTCATTGCTTCCCGCTGCATGGGACAGCCAGCGATAAAAATCTGGAGCATGATCCGGCAAATTTTCACCAATAGCAGGCGGAGTGAATTCGATGCCGTTATGGTTCATTAGCCAATGTTCTGACTGGTGCGGGGTAAACTGTTGAACCGATAAATCATACACGCCATTACGGAACCCGATTAAATCCTGCCGTTGTTCACCAATGACAGGAATTTGTAATTTCATGGCATCAATAGCATTGTTAATTCCATTAGGGCTATAAGGAGTTTCATGTTGATTGAAAATTGCAGCCATTGAACGACGAAGTTCACTATCAGGCAGTGTCTCCCAAATTGCACCGTTATAATGATAGGTCATTTCACTTTCAGGATTTACCACCACTTGGCCGTAATATTCAGCCAGAAGCACTCCACGTTGACTTGCTGCCATTTGTGCCAAATTAGCACTTTTTTTCTTATTTTCGTGGATCATCGCCGTTTCTGCTTTCACTGAAATTTTCTCCCCAACCTGATATAACCCGTTACTGAATGCCTGCTTTGCTGCTTCAATGCCGTGGCATTGACGATAATCATCCCAGTCAGCTTTCAATGCCGTAGGCGGTAACGCCACCCAACCATTAATCGCTATAGCGGCCTTTTCTGCCGCTATCTTGCCGACATTCTTTTTTAATCTACCGTTTTTGTCCCGTTCTTCCGGTTCGTGCCAATCGTTATCAGCAGCAAGAATAATTTTTGCATCTGGCCACTGGGTTCTGACCTGTTCGGCAACCGTGAGTAAATTACTTTCATCAATTGCAGCCAATACCGCGCTTTCATGCAATTGGCTGACTGTTAACGCCGTGGCGTAACCCTCAGTAATAATGAGGGTATCGGGCGTTCCGGTAATCTCGGATACGGGGATAAAACTTCCCTTTTTTTGAGTACCAGCGACAAGACGTTTTTCACCGTTCGGCTTGATGGTTTGTCCGCCTGTGATCGTGCCGTCCAGTGTCTGAGTGAGCAGCAATAAAGAACCATCTTTCAATAACCGCTGACTGGGGTATTTCAGCCCCTTTTTAGTCAAATACTGAGATTCACCCGTGACAGAAGTTGCGACCAGCGCAGCGATGCGTTCTGCAATCGATTTTACTGTTCGTGGCTGCTCTTTTGCTGGTTTGGGTTCAGGCAAGGGAAGTGCTAACGCATTCGCTACCAACTTAGCGGCGGTAAAAATAGTGATCCCTTGGGTTCTTGCCACTAAATCCAGCCCATCACCGTGATTCGGCTCATCACATTGGCGGCAGTGCCAGTCACCGTTATGGTTATCATCTATAAAGTGAAAACGGTCAGTACCGCCGCATATCGGGCAAGCGCCGTGTTTGCCTTTTGCCGGAACCCCAACGCCACAGGCTGGCAACAGGCTTTGCCAGTGATTGGTGGCAGATTTTTTTACATTATGGATAAAGTTTATCGGGCGGATCTTATCGCTATTTCTATATGAAGGTGTTTTGCTCATGAGTTCACTCCTTGTAAACAACAGCCAATAGTGAGTGATAGACTTCCTGATTGATATCACAGGCCAATGCAATCAGATTATTTAAATCGACAGAGCATTCGGTGCTGGCTTTTTCAAGAATGACGTAGAATAAAGAGGTTGCCAGACCTGCCCGAAACATTGCTTGTTCCAGTGAAACAGGCTGCTTATGTTCATGCTCTCTGATGATTTCAACATCAACGGATTTACTATCCGGTATAGAAGCACGACGAATATTATTAGCGGCGTTTTCTGCACCACGTAACGTTTTATATCGGTAACGAACCGTTTCTTTTTTTGTCTCGCCAGTATGGTGATTTGTGGTAGTAACAATGAGTTTAAACATGGCTTACCTCCTGAACGGAGATAAACGATGTTGAATCAATATCTGTCAGTTGTTGATTGCCTGATGCAATTAGGAATACAAATTTAAGGCGAGTTTGGGTATGCTGTGTACCAGCCATTGCGTAAGTCTCCTTTACGTTGTGGTTAAACGCCTCGACAGTGTTAGCGCACTTCGGGGCGTTGCTATTTGTATCACCTGAATAACTTTTAGTGTCAGCCACCATCGTATTTTCAAGTGTCAGCCACGTCAATTCTTTTTTATAAAATTTTTTCGCGTATACTGTCAGCCACCGACTACTAATGGATGCAGATATGGCAACGAAAGCAGTAAACGCAAAGTCAAAAAAATTAGAAGCCCGTGTACCACATGAGCTTGTTGATTCAATGGAAAAACTTAAAGAAGAAGGCGAAAGCACTGCGCAATTCATAATTTCGGCTATGTCGGGCGAAATCAAACGCCGCCAGCGCAAAGCCAAAACATCATCTGAGTAAGCATAATCAATTAACCCTCTTAAAGAGGGTTGTTTCTCAAATTGATGGTTATTTAATATCAAAGAATCTCTGTAACTAATATCTACCATCACACCAACTATTCCCGAAATTAAGCCGCTTTTAGGGTGAATTTGACTGCTGCCAATTAAGGCAGTTAATTTTTCATAGCATTATTTTTTAGTTAGTAGGTTTGCGGCTATATGGGTTATTCACGTTTTCTACTGTTGGCGGATTACGCACCCAATGCAGCAGATCACTAAGCAACCAAGCACAAGAATTGCGGCCTAATGGCTTACGGGCAGGGAAGCGGCCTGCATTTTCCAGTTTCCATGCTGACGTTCTGGAAATAGAGGTGATGTGCTGGCGTTCTTTTTCACGTATAAGACGATCATAAGGTTCACCATATTCGGAAAGGATAGAGCGGCGTTCTTCCGGTGTAGGAGTACTGTATTGCATGATTATGTTACCCTCACTGTTTAATTGTTTTTGTGAGGGTATTTTACTTAACAGAAATTATTACGAAAGAAAGCCACATTTGTTACGTGTATATCACAATGGTCATTCTCACAACTCATTAATTCCCATTATTGAGCTGCTTTTAATATAACCACATTCTCATAATTACCCGCCAATACATCCAGTCGCTCACACCACTTGTTTAAAGCGTCCAGCTTCTCTGGTAGGTATTGGCTCTTGTTGTATATTGCCATGATACCCGGCAAAGCGTGTCCTAGCAGCTGTTCTACCACATGTGGTGCTATACCCATGTCATTCATTTTAGTTGCAAACGTTCGCCTTAAATCATGCAAAGACCATTCCTCGTCATGCTCTAATTTTTTCCATATTTTTCTGCCATATTGTGCGACTGCTTCAAGTTTTTTAATTTCCCCTAAGAGATAACCACTTTTATGGTTTTGGTGAATAATATTCATTAAAAATGGCTTCATATATTCCGGTATTGGACGAATGATTTTCTCACCTGTCTTGCTATTTTCTTTTGGGACAGTCCATAACATAGAATTCAAATTCCATTCTGAACATTTAGATAACCTGATCTCTCGTGTCCGACAACCAAATACAACCAAAATTTTCAATAAATTATTATAATAAGGTAGGTAAATACCTGTATTTATAGAGTCCCATAATTGACCAAGTTCATTATCTTCTAAATATCGCTGGCCTTTATTTTGTTTTTTTCCAACATCCTGAATAGTTAAATCATCCAATACATGGCTGACTGCATACCTTCTTACCCGGCAAAATTTTAGAGCTTGTTTGCACAATTGAAATACAGAACCAGCAGCCACCGGCGCTTTCTTTTTCATTCTATCAAAGCATTGTAGCCAATATATTGTTTCGCAGTCAGATAATGCCATTTCACCAATATAAGGATAAATATGTTTTTCTAATTGCAGAATGAGGGTATCAATATTGACTCGATTTTCTCTGCCGTAGTGCGCTATCCAATATTCGATAGCGTCTTTTGCAGTAACTGGTTTTAATGATTCCTGCATCACTAAGTTAAATTGCAGCTTTGGATCTTTACCAGATGCTAGCCAACTACGACATTTATCCCTCGTTTCTCTAGCCTGTTTGAGGCTCACATCAGGATAGCGCCCAATGGTAAGGCGGTTTAACTTTTTTCCATCAAGCCGGTAGGTAAAAACCCAACTAATGCCACCAACTTTAGATGCTTTGGCGCTCAATCCAGCACCATCGGCAAAAAATTCAATATTCCCCCTTTCTTTTCCGTGCAGGGTTCTAAGTTTTTTGTCACTGAGCTTGTTTAGTTCGGCAGCCATGATCGCTAAAGGTATTTATACAATTGTTTATACGCAGTGTGCTGCAAGAAGGGTAAAACGTCAATAAACACTGTAACAACATACAGTTTAATGATTAATTAATTATTTGATATTTATATAAAAATAATAATCATGGACAAACTTCAAAACACAAAGTAAATATATATAGTCTGCAATGATTTCGGAGACATTATCGCCGTTTACAGCGATTCCATTACAAACGTGCGAGGTTGTTCCCAATATTTCTTAAAGAATGAGAGAGTTACCATGGCAAAACACATCGAATTTTCCGCCACTGGCGGCCCAGAAGTACTCCGATATTGTGAATTTACACCGACTGATCCTGCACCTGATGAAGTACAGATTGAGAATAAAGCTATCGGAATCAATTATATTGATACCTATGTACGTAGCGGCCTCTACCCACCCGCAGGCCTTCCTAGTAGATTAGGGACGGAAGCCGCTGGAGTTGTCACAAAAGTTGGCTCAAATGTGTCATACATCAAAGTTGGAGAGCGTGTGGCATATGCTCAATCCGGTTTGGGCGCATACAGTGAAGTACATAATGTTCCGGCCAACAAATTGGCTATCCTGCCGGATGCAATTTCATTTGAACAGGCAGCAGCTTCTCTTTTGAAAGGATTAACGGTTTATTATCTGTTCTATCAGACACACAAGGTTCAAGCAGGTGAAACTTTCCTGTTTCATGCCGCAGCAGGTGGTGTCGGTTTGATTGCCTGCCAGTGGGCAAAGGCATTAGGTGCAAAATTGATTGGAACAGTCGGTTCAGGCGAAAAAGCCAACCTTGCCAAAGCTGCGGGTGCATGGCAGACCATCAATTATAACCGTGAAAATATTGTGGAACGCGTTTTGGAACTTACTGACGGGAAAAAAGTTGATGTGGTTTATGATTCCGTCGGTCAGGCTACTTGGCTGGACTCACTTGATTCCTTAGCCCCCAGAGGATTGATGGTCAGTTTCGGTAACGCTTCGGGACCAGTGACAGGGGTGAATGTCGGACTTCTTAATCAGAAAGGTTCACTATTTCTTACCCGGCCTTCTCTTAATGGTTATATCACGACACATGAAGAGTTGGCTGAAGCCAGCAAAACCCTGTTTGATTTTATTGCCAGCGGTAAAATCAATGTAGATGTCCGAGAAAATCAGAAGTTTCCACTAAGCGAAGCGGTAAGAGCACACCAGACACTGGAAAGCCGTGCAACCCATGGTTCCAGTTTGTTGATACCATGATTCCCATTTTGAACAAAGCACCTGAGCGGATTACATCCGCTCTGTTACCATTTCCAATGCTTTTTCAACAACCATAATGTCAGCACCGGGTTTATGCGCATTCTCACTCAAATGACGACGCCATTGACGTGCACCAGGAATACCCTGAAAAACACCCAAAATATGGCGGGTAATGTGCCCTAAATAAGTGCCTTTTGACAATTCTTGTTCGATATATGGATAAAGCGCCTTAACTACCTCAACGGTATCTGTCACGGGAGCGGCTTGGTCAAATAGTTCACGGTCGGCCTTCGCCAGAATAGATGGATTTTGGTAAGCCTCCCGCCCAATCATTACACCATCTACATACTGCAAATGGTGCTTCGCTTCTTCCAATGATTTAATCCCACCATTAATGGAAAGTGTCAGTTGTGGAAAATCTTTCTTCAATTGATAAACCCGTGGATAATCCAACGGTGGAATTTCGCGGTTTTCTTTCGGGCTCAGGCCAGACAACCACGCTTTACGTGCATGGATGACAAAATAATCGCACTCACTGTTTTTCACGACAGTATCAATGAAATCACACAAAAACTCATAGCTATCCTGCTCATCAATACCGATACGGGTTTTAACTGTGACAGGAATATCTACCACATCCTGCATCGCCTTGACACAATCGGCTACCAGCGCAGCCTCTCCCATCAAACACGCACCAAAACGACCATTCTGCACACGATCAGACGGACAACCGACATTCAAATTAATTTCATCGTAACCACGCTTTTGCGCTATCTTGGCACAGTGTGCCAATGCCTGGGGCTCGCTGCCCCCCAATTGCAATGCCAGTGGATGTTCTTGCTCGTTATAAGCTAAATAGTCCCCTTTGCCATGAATAATTGCGCCTGTGGTGACCATTTCTGTGTAAAGCAGTGCTTCTTTACTTAACAGGCGATGGAAATAACGGCAATGGCGGTCAGTCCAGTCCAACATCGGGGCAACGGAGAAACGGGAGGGTTTGAATTTCCCTGGCTTTCCCTTTGTTATACTGTTTACTACAGGTTTTTCTGTTTTTCTATTTTCGTGCATTTTAATACGTTTTAGGCGATTTTCGGTTTATCGGTACACCATCCAGTACACCACACTCAATGGTGTACTGGTGCCTGAGAGGTAAATAATGGCCTATTATAACATAGTGAAACGAAAACATTTGGCAAGATGGTTCAAGCTAAAAGTTGGGGGGACTAAACGGGCAGCGGAATTAGAGGAAAGCGGGATTCCATCAAGTGGCGATACTGGCGGTATAACTGTAAGGGATTTATTGTATAAATATATCCACACGATCCCAACTTAGGGGGAAAAGCAGGAAGAACAAAAAAAGTATGTGTTAAGCATGCTGATGGATTGTCATATCTCAAATATATATTTATCTGAACTATCAGAAAGCCATATTATTGATCATTGCCGCTACAGGATGGAAAGCGGAGCATCTCCAGCAACAATTAATCATGATGTCAGCTACTTAACGTCCGTTATAGCATCAGCTAAACCTGTTTATGGCATAAATTACACGTCAAATCCTTCACAGGAAGCTAGGCCATTATTGATAAAAATGGGGTTGATTGGAAAATCAAACCGCCGTAGTCGTCGTCCTGTTAATGATGAACTTGATAGATTAATAGAAGGACTATGTAAACGTGCAAATCATAGGGCAGCTCATATTCCATACTTGGATATTTTAAATATTTCTATTCTTAGCTGTATGCGTATAGGTGAAGTCTGCAAAATCAGGTGGGATGATATTAATAAGAAACAAAAATCAGTCATTGTGAGGGATAGGAAAGATCCGAGGAAAAAGGCAGGCAATCATATGTCAGTTCTACTCTTGGGTGAAGCATGGGAAATAGTGCAACGTCAACCAAGAAAAGGTGAATTAATATTTCCCTATAATTCTAGAAGTGTATCTGCTGGATTTTCAATCGAGGAAGTTGCTCAAGTGACTGGACACCGATCCTTGAATGTATTGTGGCAAGTTTATACGGAACTGTTGTGCTTTAATAAATTCGGACACTTTGGTAAAGGAATAGAATGA